TGATTACCTGTGAAGTACCTGCTGCTGCTGATGCAGGAGTGGTAAGTGTAATAGAGTTCAAAGCACCTGCTGAACCTTGTACGTAGTACACGGTTGTTGTGCCTGCTCTTGTTACAGAAACTGTACCAACTGCAGTGCTCTTAGTGTAAACATAAAAGTCTGCTGTGTTTCCTGTTCCTGTATTAATTGTTAGTGATGATGTGCCAGAAGATGCTGTTACTGGAGCAGTTGATGTTGCAAGTGCTGGAACAATAGTTGCATTTACTGCAACTGCTGAAACAACTGTGCCTGTGTCAACGCCTGTTACTGCAATCTTCAATGCATCGGCTGCATCTACGCTGTTATCTGCTGGTACTGGAAGTGATACAGGAGTTGTTGCTACTGTTCCTCCCGTTGCTGCAGATCCCGCCACTGTTAATGTGACAGTTCCAGCATTGGCATTAGCCGCTGGCGATACAAGCATTGTGCTAGTCAGGGCTGCAGCGATGATTAGCGATACTTTCTTAAATGAATTCATCTTTCTCCTTATTAGTTGTTATATTATGTTGAATTTATCAAGGAAATCCTTAACGTCGTCAGGAATTTCTCGATTACCTAATTCTACCATATCCCTTTGCTTTTGTGCAAGTCGGGTGCTAGAACTCCATGTGTGGACATCTATCTCTGTATTATTAGTCTTTGCAGTATGAGATATGGCACCAAATACGGCTCCACATACAGCATCTGCTAAGTCTTTAGATTTTTTACGGGGGTGATCTACACGATTACCTTTCATTATTTTTAACTCTGACATTTCTTCAAGAAGAATTGGTATTCTTGGAATAGAAACTCTTTCTTCATAAATCATCATAGCCAAATCTTCATAGTGTTTTTTAGCAACGGAAACAGTTTCAGTTCTAATACCTACGGCTTGAAGTTCATTTTGAATATCAAATGACTGCCATCTATCAAATGAAACCATACCGATATTAAAACCTTGTCTACGTAGATTAATAATCCATTGCTTTACCTCAGATAAATTAACTGGACCTTCTGCTCTTGGTTCCCACCAGGCTACAGCATCTACAACCACTATAGGTGCTACCTGTTCATAATCTTTAATTACTTGAATGTTTACCCATTTATCTACGTGAGCAATTGCAACTGCACACTTGTCATGCTTTTGTGCAAGGTCAGCATGGATATAATAAATTTTATCTTCATCAGCCTTAAATGTTTCTTCAAACCTTCTAAATGAATCTAGTGGGTTTCTAGTGTTCATACATTTTTCAACCTTTTCAATTTGCTTAAAGAATGCATCTGATGAGTATGTAGGCATGCAGGCAAAGCGCATCATCGCATCACCAAGGTCTGTATAAAATGCTAGTTTAAAGTCTTCAATTTTACGAGTAGGGTTTACTTCCCATGTTGGTCTTTTGAATGCATATACTCTTGGTATTTTGTATTGGAGTATTGTATCTTCATCCCACGAAATTTCAAACTGATTTCCTGGATCATCATGTGGTAAATCTTCATTCATAATAAAAGTATGTTTACGTTCAATAGTTTCTTTCTCAGCAATAACTGATTCATACCGTTGAGAAATAAAGTCACCTTGGTAACGTGGGAATGAAAGAAGAACCACCTTACCTAAGTCTGGAAAACGAGAGTCTACTGTTCCACGAAATGCTTTATAAATATTATCTGCAGTCTTACCTTGTTCATTACCAGTTCCAACCTCTGTAGCAAAACCAGAAATTTCATCAAGGACTGCCATAAGTAAGTTTAAACCTTCATGAGATTCTCTTTCTGAGTGACCAGAGTAAACAGTGATAGCCTTGTCAAATTCTATTGAGTCTGCTTTAGCATTATACTTTCCAGCAAACCAAGGGGACTTTTCAATCTTTGTTTTAAAACCTTTAAAGAAAACATTCTTAGCCTGTTGAGCGTTAACAGCAACGTTAATAATATCAATAGCATCTCCAGGAGGTTTACCAAAATAAGTTGCTGGATCTTTTAAGCATAGTAGTTTATATACTACATATGCACATGATACCGTTGATATAAAGTCTTTGCCAGATCCCTTGCCAAGTTGCAGAATGAGTTCATTCTTAGTATATTTATTAAAATGACTTAACCCTTTTTCCTGCCCCATAAGTTCAATCAAATCTTCTTTACGATAGATCTGACTCATCGCTTCTACTATTTCATATTGAATATCAGAAAGCAGTGGCTGACCAAGATAGTCTGGAGACTGTACAAACGTCTTTACATCTACTGGTTTCTCAACAAAATGATTCTCTTTTAATATCTCAAAAAAATCATTGAACATCGTGGACAATTGTAATCACTTCACCTTCTTTAGCAATAGCAGATAGCCTGTGCATAATTAAATCACGAATCTCTGGATGCTCAGACGCAACATCTCTAAGAATTCCAATTAAAACTTCTTGCTTGCGTTCAATTTCAACCATCTCTTCTGCAAGTTCTTTATTCTCAAGTAGACCTGCTTTTTGTAACATTTCAATTCTTGACTTTTCAATATCCATAACAAGTTTAATGCCTTGAGTCTTTGCACTAAGATTATTAGTCAGACTTGATTCATCTATAACTTCATAAGCCTTGGTAATAAGTTTGCTGTAATGTGTATCTGCTCCAGCAAGAGCCTCTTTAGCACGAGCACGGATAGCATCATTTGCTGACGCCATAACTTTCCACTCATTAATTAATGCTACAACACGAGTTCTTGGCATGTCCAAATCTTTAGAAATCTTTGTTGGATCTTGACCTTTAAGGTATTCAGTAACAACTTTATTTACTTCATCAAGGTGTTCCACTAATTCCATTTCACTTGACACTATATTTACCCTCTAGTCTATTGATTTCATCTTTGATATAAAAGATTGCCTTTTCAAGATCTTGGATTGTTCTTGCTTCATCCTTTAAACCTGCTCGCCACAAGTATTTAAAGGCATTGCCAATATTAAAATTTCTGTGTCTTGTAATTTGAATTGCCTCTATACCACTTGGATCAGAAGTATAGTGTAGTGGATGATTTACTTGGTCAACGGTAATCTTTAGTTCTGTATGTTCACTCACTTGACTCATCATCTTCCCAATCAAAGGCTTCTGGCAAACCTCTAAGTGCTGTAACAACATAGGTTATTCCCACCGCACCAGCAATGCCAAGACCAATCAAAATCTTTTGTGCTTTATTCATCGTCTACTCTTCCTTAATCCAAATTTTGCAAGATAAACATAGATTGTTTCTACGCTTGCCCCACACTCTTTTGCAATATCTTCAGGAGATTTTTTATCCATAAGATATCTCTTACGAAGCCAAACCTCTGATGTATATAGTTTACCAGCCATAATGTTATTTGTCAACCTCAGAGTCTAAAACATCATAATTGTATGCATTAGAGTCTTCGAGAATCCACTTATCGTAACTCTCTACGTCCCATTTATTTGTATTAATCAGTCTTTGTATTACTAGATCTTTCTTTGTTACAAAGGATGGTTCTTTTATTCTTACCCGATTATTTGGCTGTATTGCAAAATTACCATCATCTCTTTGGATAACATGCCCACATTTATGCTGACCTGGATTTTCTGAATATCCATCATCTAGTATATTTGTTTCTGGACTGTGCCAGTCAAGGGTAAATAAATATGTTCCAGGAATAGTAGTCTGAGTTCTATCTACGTAAGACATTCTCATATTGCTTAATGCCTGAAACTTTGTAACAGAAACATGTGGGCTAAAGGAGTTCCATAAAACAAGATTATGAATTGGTTCTTCTGGGACATCTGGTTTAGCACAAAATGCATTGATAGGCATTCTCCACCAAATGCCACCATCTTCCATCATAAAATGAAATAGTGGGCTTCTGGCTTTGATGCTTGAAACTCCAAATATTACACATGGAAAATATTGGTCATGACTATCTAACTGATCTCTTAAAAAGTTTCCACGCACATAGCATTCTATTGGTGGTATATTTGCATTTAACTCAGGCATTATTTATCAACTCCAATTGCTTTGTTCCAATTATTTATAGACCAATGACCAATTCCAATTGCATCTGCAATGTCATTGTCTAATATATTTTTATCATACTGCATATTAATAAATCTAATAGTCTTTTGCTTTCTTATTTCTCTTTCATTAGACTTGTGCCAGGCTTCTGACTTTCCTGGATTTTTTGATCTTATAAAAAACTTTTCATCCTTAGTTAACTTTCCATTACCTATAAATATTTGCCAAGTAATTGGGGCTACAGTTCCTATAACCTTTGTGCCAGTTAAACCAGCAGCACCAAGTAGCGCTCCTTGAACAAGGGCTAGATCAGCAGCAACCTTTGGGGAGTTCATAAAAACGGTATGCTCAATAACAATAGCCTCAAATCCACCATAGTAATCAAAGAAAGCCTTTGTTTTTTTACAGGCATCCATTACCTTTTCATATGTATTATTTCCTTGAAAGTTTATTTTTCCTACTACACCTAATGTTTTTTCTTGGGTATCAAACAAGGCAAATGCAAGACTATTAGTACTAGCATCAATAGCACAAATAGTTTTAGGAATAGTTTCTATTCCCCACTTATTCTTGCTCATAATCAATAAAACCTTTCAATTCTTTTAACATTTTTGCCACTTGTTTTTCACTTACATTACAACTAGAGCAAAACCCAGAATCATTATAGATTGATAACTGAGTTTGGCATCCACCTAAACAAAATCTTTTTTTGCCTTTTCTTTTTTGGCGACGAGTGATATGATACCTTTCAGTAATTTTATCTTTAGTTGCAGCATCTCTACACTCAACGCTGCAGTAAATTTGATAAGTTACTTTAGGTTCAAAATAGGTATCACATCTGTCACAAAGTTTCAATCAGCCCCTCCATAGATTTAATCTTAAGGACTCCAGTACCCGCTTCATCGCAGGCTGCCTTGATTGGGCATGTCTTGCATATCTTAGAGTTTGCACGATAGTTTTTAGTTGGAAGTGTACGATCTACCCAAGCCTTACGAACTTCACGCATCCATTGAAAAGTTGCATCAATCCATTGACGATAGTAATCGTCTACTTCAATTGGAAGAACTAATAGTTCGTGATTGTTTTTGTTCTCATAAATCAATACACCTTTTTTCTTACCAAGAATTTTCATATAAATAAGTAATTGAATAAGGTGACCAGACTTAGGCTTCATTGAATTCTTACGATACTCAAATCCTTCGTTGAGCATTGTTTTAATTTCTCCAACAACCTCTTCGCCTTCCCAGTCAAGCATGGCATCGCCATATCCAAAGATTGGTGGATCATCATATCTAATTTTAAATTCAGTTGTTGGGTTATTATCATCATCACGGTAAACCTTTGCAACTCCAGCATTCATCATTGCATCTTGAATTCTTCCATGTGAAAGAGTTCCAGCAGTCATATTTGCTGCACCATAAGCATCTGCATTGTCTTCAAACGTAGCACCATCAAATGCTAAATACCAGTAGCGTGGACATTCTCCATGGCTATAGGCAATTGTTGATGGAGCAAATGTTTTCTTTGTCTGAAACTTTGGACCACGATTTACAACGTATCCTGATTTAATCTTTTCAATCAAAGCATCTGCATCTAGTATTGTGCTTTTTCTAGAAACACTCTTAAGCATAACCTGCTGTAATAAACTTTTTGTCATTATATCCCCTTGTTTTATATAATTATAGCATGTTATCGCATTATGTATTTAAGTGCTGATACTAAGTTGTTTACTGCCTCTGCTGCCGTATAGTAAATATTTTTCTTTGCTCTGTTATTCTTATCAACATTTGCCATCCAGGTAGCCTTTAGCGCTAACTTTCCTGCAATAGCCTGAAGTCTAACAATTTCAATTGCTGCAACTGGCATAGGAATATCTGGTTTAATGATTAACTTAGCAATCATTGTTAGAGCAATATTAAGTTCTTCATCTTCCATGAACTCGGCAATCTCTGCCAAACCATTAATCATTTCTAACGTTGTTTGCTCTTTACCCTCTGTCATTTTGTTCTCCTTCTATTAACTGTTCTAGTAGTTCTAACTCTATGATAGCCAGACGTACCTTCTTTGTACCCTCGCCCAATACAATAACTAATGCTGGATCCATACTCTTCTTAAGTGCATCAGTAACTGCTTTTGCCCAAACATCTTGATTAAGTGTAAAAGATTTAGAGCACTCTTTAAAATCTAATACAAAGTTATGCCAAGAGGCATCTCCTTTAGTATTATTTCTACCAGAATTCTTGTGCTGCTTAGCACCAATTCTTTTAGACTCTCCTCTTTCACTCATCTATAAAATCACTCTTCTTCTTTTTAGCAGGAATCATGTTGACTTTAGATATATGTTTTTCTGGACACATCCAAGTTGCATCTCCAGACTCGCCCCAATATCTTAAAGATAGAACTTCAAATCCACATTTCTTGCATGGAAATTTTCCAGGATATACTGTAAATTCTTTAGCCATTTATAAGTTTATCTTTAAGACTTTGTTGTAAGTCAAGATCTTCCCTTACTCGTGCTATAAATCCATCTCTACCTTGAACTTTTGTTCCATCTTCTAATTGATACCAAGCACCAGTTCTGTTAACTAACCCAGAGGCTTCTGCTGTGTCTACAAGATCACCAATGGAATCTATCCCAACCTCGTCACCTCTAAAATAAAAATCATATTCGCCTGATTGAAATCCTGGAGAAGTCTTAGAGAACTGCAGTTCCCAACGAATTTTTCTTCCAACTTTTTCTTCAATCAACTTATCACCAATTTTAATCTTACCTTTAATTGCTTGATTATCTGATTCTGATGAGAACAGTTTAATAACTGTTGACGAATAAAATTTAGTAGCCTGTCCACCTGTTGGCTGTTGACTTGTATACATTGCGTTAATGTTATTACGAGACTGAGATATTAATACAAATAATGTAGGCTTAACTTTATTATTTGCATAATTAATCATCTTCCACGCATTGCTAAAGTCACGAGATTCTGCACCAATCTGTTTTGTATTTTCTAATTGTTTAAGTTCATCTGAATCTTTTTCAAAATAAATTGCTGGCAACAAGGAAGTAATTGAATCAACTACAACAATATCAACACCTGCATTGATTAAGTTTGTGCCTACATCAACCATTTCATTAATAGTGCGAGCCTGTGAGTAAATTAACTTAGATGAGTCAACACCAAGACGTTCTGCCCAAACTTTGTCATAAGACATTTCTGCATCAATCCAAGCACAGACCTTGCCCTCTTTTTGTGCTAAACCAACCATTTGAAGGCATAGGGAGGACTTTGCAGAAGACTTTGATCCCCAGATAAGCACTTGACGACCATAAGGCAGACCACCTGCTAGTGCACGGTTTAAACCAAAACTAGGAGTTTGTGCATACTCTGTTGGTGGAACTGAATCTCCAACCATAATAGTCTTTCTTAACTTTGGGTTAAGTTGTGCTAATACATCTTCCATGCTAACCATTTACTTCCTCCATTATCACTGTTCCATCCTTAGTCTTTCCAAACTTAAATTTATATGAGTTACCTTCTTCAATATGCATATATGCTTGTGCAAATGAAGTTGGGAATACAGTAACTGGATGTAGATCTCTACTAGTATCTGCCAAGGTTAATGAAGCCATTTTTTTCCCAGTCTTAGTTATTCTTGGCTTAAAAGAAACCACAAACATTTCCTCGTCTGTAAATGGTAATTGTTTATAATTTAAAAACTTTACAAGAGCATTTGAAGAACCTTTAATGTCTTCAACTGGAATTGCAGAAACAATTCTATTATCTGTAGCCAACAGTAGATAAGTCTTTCCTGGCTCAATTGATGTCTGCTCTTCATCAAAAATTCCAACAGATCCAGTTTTATCAAGAACTTCAACTCTAGACCATCCCTTACCACGCTTAATGCTCTTAACCATACCCATAAGAATAAACGACCCTCTTTCCTCAAAGTCACAAACCTCTTGAATAAAGGCATGATAGTGAGATGGAACTGTAATGTTAAACTCTGGAAGATTTAGATAGTCATAAAGATTTTCTTTAATCTCTTCTTCATTGCGTGGATTATCTGGAAAGTTTGCAGCACCAATAACCCTTAATGCTTGTAATGCTCTACTGTTTACTCCGTTGCCTTTTGTAAAGGTAAATTCTTCAAGTTCTTTGTACGAACTAAATGGTCGTGCTGCAATATATCTTTCTGCAATTTTATCAGATATGTACTTGATAGCAGTGAGCCCAAACCGAATACCCTTACCCTCAATTTTAAAATCGATATCTGAATCGTTAATGTGAGGTAGTTTAATGCTAATGCCCATTCTTTTTGCTTCAATAAGATATTCAGTTCTTCCATCTTTATCCTTTTCATTCTTAAGGAGTGCAAACATAAACTCAAGAGGGTAGTAATACTTTAACCACGCCGTCCAATACGAGACCGTAGAGTAAGCAACCGCATGAGACTTGTTGAACGAGTATCCCGCATGCGCTTCAAAGTCATGCCATAAATCACGAGCCTGATTGGGAGCAATATAGGCAGAAGCACCAGCAACAAACTGTTCTTTATAAACGTCGAACTCTTTCGCATCTTTCTTCTTTCCAATGATCTTACGAACTTTATCAGCATCAGACATTGACATACCACCTAAGTGAACGCAAGCCTGCATAACCTGTTCCTGATATAGAATACACCCATATGTATCACTGGTAAATTCTTTCATAATCTGATGGGTATAGGATACATTTTGCTTACCATGTTTGCGAGCAATATAATCTTTTCCAATAGTATTCATAGCGCCAGGACGAACTAAAGCATTAGATGCTGCAAGTTCATTAAGATTCTTTACACCCATTTTAACTAGAAGGTTTGTATATGGTGTTGCTTCACACTGGAATACACCCTTTGTATACCCGCTTGAAAGCATCTCGTATACGTTTGAATCTTCTAGGTCAATCTCAAGTAAGTTGATATCCTTAAAGTGATTCTTTTTAACCATTTGAATTGTATCTTGAATAACACTTAGTGTCTTAAGACCAAGTGCATCAATCTTAATAAGACCAATCTTTTCAGCCTCTTCCATATCCACTGCAACAACTGGGATACGATCATCACTGCCAGGACTAGAGCGAGTTTCCATTGGAGCGTGTCTAAATATAGGCTCTTTGCTAGTAACCACACCAGCAGCATGAATGCCAGTGCCACGAATACGTCCTCGTAACTTATCTCCATAAATTTCCACTTCTGGATATTTTTCTCTAAACCAAGCCGTAGTTTTAGAACTGCAATATTCATCCCATGTATCAACAAGTTTAAGAACTTTGTTTACGTCTGTTAGCGGAATATCTAAAACTCGTGCAACATCTCTTACCACACCTTTATCTTTAAATTGAAGAAAGGTTGCAATTGATGCTACGTGCCTATACTGTCTAACTAGATAGTCTTTAACTTCTTCACGTCTATTATCTTGAATATCTGTGTCAATATCTGGAAAGTCATTTCTTTCTGGATTAATAAATCTAAAGAACAACAGTCCATGTTCAATTGGATCAATCTCTGTAATTCCAAGGAGATAGCAAACTAAAGAGCCAGCAGAGGAACCTCGACCTGGACCTACCATAATACCTTCTTTCTTTGCCCAAGCAATCATGCTTTGAACAACAAGGAAGTATGGAGCAAAATCTTTGTTCCTAATAATTTCTAACTCTTCCATTAAACGAACTTCATACTCGTCATTACCTAACCAGTTAGGGGTTAGTCTTTTTTCTTCTAATCCTGCAAATGCTAGGTTTGCTAATTCTTGGTTTGGATTTTTATACTGCACTGGCAATAGGTTTAATCCATCTTTAATATCGTAGTCTTCTACCTTATCGGCAATAGTCATAGAGTTAATATACATATCTTCTCTAACTATACCCTGGGATTCCATGGCAACCTTCATCTCATCATATGATCTCT